CTTGATTCATTGCGAATTCCCCTTGTTTAAGCGGTTATAGAAGGCCAGCACCATATCGGCGCGCTGTTCGGCGCTAAGGGGCTGCACGCGGGCGGAATCCTCGGCGAGGATCAGCGCCATGCGAAGACGCTCTGGATTCAATGGATCGGGCGCTGCATCGACACTCTTCAGATCGGCGCGACGCTTCGGCAGACGGCCAGTAGCAAGCCAGTCAATAGTTACTCCGCCAGCGTCAGCAATGGAAACTAGGTTATCCATTCCCGGCTTCGAAGTTCCCTCTATATAGGCACGCATCACACTTTCAGAGATGTTCATTCGCCTAGCAAAAGACCTATGAGGCTCATCACCAACCACCTCTTTAAGGCGCACAGAAATCGGTTCCGATTCTTTTTTAGGAATCGGAACTGCTTTCACAGCGGAATCGGAACTGTTCCGATTCTTTAAATCGCCATAAGCGGCGGGCGATTCTTCAGCTGTATGTGTTTTTTTAATAGGCATCGAATCGGAACTGAAATCGGGGTCAAAAACAGTGCGCAAAAAATAGTTGACGCTGCGCTAAATTGCGCGCACCATCCGTCCTGTCAAAAAACAAGACAGCGTTAAACATGGCAAAAAAACCAACCTCTCAGGATTGGCATCGCGCAGACATCATTGCTGCGGTACACAAGACCGGGACCAACCTACAGCAGATGTCGCGCAATCGCGGCTATGGTCGCACCACCATTGGCAATGCACTCTATGTCCCTGCGCCAAAGTACGAGCGCATCATCGCCGAACAAATCGGCACCACACCCCAAACGATCTGGCCGTCGCGTTACCACGCGGACGGCACAACCAAGGGCGGGCGCGGTGAACGCGGACGCGGGCGCTACCTCAGCAAAGCAGCAAGGCGCAATGGTAGCACCGTTAAAAACGCTGGCAATGTAAACGTTAAGGGCTGAAATAAACAACATGCGCCGCGACACACTCACCGCCGACCTGTTTGAAGTACCCGTCCCCGCATCGCGGTTGCCAGGTGAACTGGCGATGGGCGTGCAGGTGCGCAGCCAAATATCGGCGCTGCTCAAGGATAGCCCGCTGTCGCGCTACGAGATCGCGGCACGCATGAGCGAACTGACCGGCGAAGACATCAGCAAACATTCACTGGATAGCTGGACGGCTGAAAGCCGCGCAGGATGGCGTTTTCCGCTGGAATACCTGCCCGCACTTGAAGTGGCGCTGGATTGCCACGCATTAACCCAGTGGGTGGGTACGGTACGGGGCTGCAAGGTGCTGGTTGGCCGTGAAGCTATTGATGCAGAGATGGGCAAGATCAAGAAACAGCAACTGGAACTCGCGCGCCGCGAAAAGGCGTTGAAGAAGCTACTGGAAGGAGAATCAGCATGATGAAAAGAGTGATTGTGCGCGGCATGGTTTTTGTGTGGGACAAAGTTCTGTATTCCCCATCCCTTGAGATGTTTAACGGCGTTGCCGCCGAGATCGATATGAGCGGAGAGCGCCCGGTGGCATGGGTGAACGGCGAAGCGTTTGAACTGAGCGTGCAGGCCTGATATGGCAAACGGCTGGTACAGCGCGCAGGAATTGGCCGGATTACCCGGCATGCCAGGGACAGCGCGCGGAATTTTGAAGGCAGCTAAAAAAAATTTGTGGCTGCTGCGCGAAAAAACGCGCGGCAAAGGCGTCGAATATGCGCTGCCAGCCGTATTAAAGTCGGTGCCGGAGAATCAGCGCCAGGCGCTGATCGATGCAATACTGAAATTAGATGCAGGGGGAAAAAATGCAGGAAGATCGCTTGAGGGTGATGGTGAAAGAAGCCTGCTTCACGCTGGCACCAACCAGCCTGATGAACAATCCCATGATCTTGTTCCCGCTGGGCAAGCCGCAGCGTTAAAGGACTGGCAGCGGGAATGTGCAACCGCCCGCCTTGGCCTGCTTCACGAACTGGCGCGATTTACCGAGCTGCTGGGCAGCCAAGAGACTGCAATATCTCAACTCATCAGCCTGGCATCTGCCGATCCAACCATCGGCAGGCTGGTTTCGTTGGCCAATGCAAAACAAGGCTCTGACGGGACAAGAACCCTATCCGTAACAACGCTTAAGCGCTGGAAATCGGCAGTTTCAGGCGTATCTAGCCGCTCAAAACAAGTGGTTGCGCTGGCCCCAAAGCATAGCGAATCCATGCGGATTCCGCCTTATGCACCGTATTTGCTTCCGCTGTATCAGCGCCCGCAGAAGCCGACCCTGAAAAAATGTCTGGAAGAGCTGGCCGAAGTGCTGCCGGAAGGTATGTCCGCTCCATCGTACTGGGCTGCGCAGCGATTCCTAGACAAGATGAGCAAGCTGGATCTGGCGCGTGGCCGCATGCTGCCGCGCGAGCTGAAGAACGTGCGCGCCTTTGTGCGCCGCGATACCAGCCATATGTGGCCCGGCGACTGCTACACCTCGGACGGTCACAAGTTCGACGCTGAGATCGCCCACCCGCGCCACGGCCGCCCGTTCCGCCCAGAGATCACCAGCGTGCTGGACATCGCCACGCGCCGCTGCGTCGGCTGGAGTGTGGATCTGGCCGAATCGACCTGGGCTGTGTTGGACGCGATGCGCCACGCCGTTGAACGCTGCGGCATCAATGCCCTGCATTACGTGGACAACGGTTCCGGCCAGAAGAACGCCCTGATGAGCGACGAGGTGGTTGGCTTTATGGCCCGCCTCGGCATCACCATCACACACAGCCTGCCTTACAACTCACAAGCGCGCGGCCTCGAAGAGCGCAGCCACCAAAGCATCTGGGTGCGCGGAGCCAAAGACCTGCCAACCTACATGGGCGAATCGATGGATCGCGAGGCGAGACAAGCCGCCTTCCGCATCACCCGCAAAGACATCAACGCAGTCGGCACCTCGCGCCTGATGATGCAGTTCTCCGACTTCCTGAAATGGTGCGACAGGCAGGTGGAGGATTACAACAACCGCCCGCACCGCGCCCTGCCCAAAATCGCCGACCCAGTCAGCGGAAAGATGCGCCACCAATCCCCCAACGAAGCATGGGCGTCCGCCATCGTGGAAGGCTGGGAGCCGGTGATGCTCAAGGAAGGCGAAGCCGCCGACCTGTTCCGCCCTTACAAAATCGGCAAGACAACACGCGCCGAAGTGCGCCTGTTCGGCAACATCTACTTCAACCGCATGCTGGAGCATTACCACGGCGAACAGGTCCGCATCGGCTACGACATCCACGACGGCAGCCGCGTCTGGGTCCGCGACATGGAAGGCCGCCTCATCTGCGAGGCCGAGTTCGAGGCCAACAAACAAGCCTACTTCCCCCAGTCGCAGATCGACGTGGCAAGCCGCAAGCGCGCCGAAGGCCGCATCAAGCGCGCAGAAGCACATATCGAAGAAGCCGAGGCAGAACTCAACCCGCCGCTGGTCATCGAGCACCAGCAGGCCGTCACGCTGCCCACCTTCGACTTCAAGGAACTGGCACCGGCACCGCGCCAAGACATCCAGATCGGCGTCGCCCCGATGCAGGCCGAGCCGCTACCGGACAACGCCGCCTACCTGCCTGTGCAGCGCCCCGTGTTCACCACCGACGCAGCCAAGTATCGCTGGCTGCAAGCCAACGCCAGCCAGATAACGGATCAGGACAACAAGTGGCTCGACTACTACTGCTCGACCAGCGAGTGGGAGGACTTGTTCGGAGAGGGTTTTGAGGTGGCTGCCGGATAGGTGCAACTACCCGGCAGCCTTGTAGCAGTAGCAACGTGAAGTAACTACGAAAGGGAGTCTAAAAGTGAAAAAGGTCTTTGTCAAAAACATCAGCAACTACGAACGTTTCCGCACCGGCATCAGCGCGGTCGAGACACGCGGCGCATCGGAAGCCAGCCTTATGCTGGTATCCGGCCCCGCAGGCTACGGCAAGAGCCAGACGGTTGACCAGTGGGCTGTTGCCAACGGTGCCGCCTACCTGCGCGCCAAGGTCGAATGGACGCCCAGCTACTTCATGCGTGAGCTGGCCGAAACCCTCAAGCTCGACAGCCGTGGCCGCGCCAAGGATGTGTTCGGGCGCATCGCCGGCGTGCTGGGCGGGCAACAGATCCCGCTGGTGATCGACGAGGTGGAACACTGCCTGCGCAATGGTGCCGAGGTGTTGGAAGCCATTCGCGACCTGTCCGACCTGACCGAAGTGATGGTGATTTTGGTTGGCATGGACGAGGTGCAAGCCAAGATTGCCCGCCACCTGCAGATCAGCAGCCGCATCGCCAAGGTGGTCGAGTTCCACCCGGCCACGCCGGAAGATGTCAGCGAGATCTGCCGCCAGCTGGCCGAAGTCACCATCGCCCCGGACCTGATCGCCGAGATCCACAGGCAAAGCGGTGGCCGCGTGCGCGAGGTGATGAACGCCATCGCCACGGTCGAGCAAACCGCCCAGCGCAACGGCAACAGCGCCGTCAGCCTGCAAGACATGGCCGGACAGGTGCTGACCCATGACTGGCAAGCTCGCCGACCGCGCATGGTGTCGGTGAAAGGGGGGCGTTAAATGGCCTGGATCGCCGAACAGGTCTTAACGGCCATCAGGGATTCGGGCATGCGCGAGTGCATCACCGAAGATCGCCTGCTCGAACTCACCTCGCTCAGCAAGCGGCAGGTGCAGCAATCCTGCCGCCTGCTGCGCGGCAGCGGCTTGCTCGAAAAGACGGACGAAGGCTGCCACACCATCACCAAGGCGGGCATCGAGGCGCTGGAATCCGGTGCGCGGTACCGCTCCGGCCCAAAAGACAAGCAGCAAAACGGCAAGCGCGTCTGGAAGAACACCGCCCGCATCCGCATCTGGCGTGCCATCCGCCTGCGTCGCAAGTTCAGCGTGCCCGAGATCATTGCTCTCGTGGCCGATGAGACCAGTGGCGACATGACCAGCAACGTGCAGAAGTACGTGCGGGCGCTGGCCAAGGCGGGCTATCTGATCGAGCTGCCGAAGCGCGAGGCCGGTACATCGCTCACCAGCAACGGCTACAAACGCTGGTGGCTCACCGACGAAAAAGACAGCGGCCCGGAAGCGCCCGTCTGGCGGCCTGATCGCGGCACCGTCTACGACCCCAACACCAAGACCGAGGTGGCGATATGACCCCAACTATGGATTGGCTAACCCTCCTGCGCGCCAAGGTGGCGGCATCCAGCAATCAGGCCGTGGCGGATGAACTGGCCGTATCGCGCACCACCATCTCCCTGGTGCTGGCCGACAAGTATCCGGCCAAGACCGACAAGATTGCCGCCAAGGTGACGGGCCTGTATGCCCGCATCACCTGCCCGCACACCGGCATTGAGATCACCCATGCGACTTGCCGCACCACATCAACCGCCGGCACGCCCACCAGCAGCCCGCAGGCCATGCGCCAGTGGCGCGCCTGCCAAAGCTGCCAACACAAGGGAGGTAAATGATGATCGACCACGCACCGCGCATCCGCGCAGAACAGCAAGCAGAGCAGGAGAACGCCATCATGGCCGACCTCGAACGGCGCAGTGCGCCGTTGCACTGGGCATTAGTCGCCGCCGTGGTTGCCTTGGTGCTGGCCGGCATCGCCGAACAGGCGAGCGCATTCATGCAGCACCACGCCGACCTGCAAGCCACCAACGAAGCGTTCGCCCAATGCCTCAACGGCCGCGCCATCGGCATCGACAGCGGAGACGGCGGAATCCTGCGCTGCGACGTGCGGCAATACCCAAAACTGGTTGCGGGGATACAGCCATGAACGCCGTCGAACGCCTACAGATCGCGCAGGTGGCCGGCTACTGCGTGCGCTGGCTCCAAGTCAACGGCATCAAGGTGCTGCGTGTCGGGGGCGACACCGCGCAACCGTGCATCATCGTCAAGCATAGCGCCATGTGTGACCGCTTCGACGACATCGTGCACGCCTACGAGCGCGGCGAGTGGGGTGAGCGCCGCACCGGCTGGGTGTTCCGCTTCGGCTGCCAGATTAAGTGGGCGGTTCCTGCGCCGAACCCGCACAACGCCGGGAGGACAGCATGAGCCGCTTGGTCCAACACGAGCAATACGAG